AGTGATTAAACTTAAGTCCCTGGAGGGGTTAAGTGAAACTATGTGAACGATGCGATAATCACTTTGAACCTAAAGTAAGTTATCAAATTTATTGTGGACAATCATGTAGAGATGATGCCACGAAAGAAAAGATAGCAGAAAGATATCAAATAACTCGCAGACAAAAAAGAATTGGGAAGAAGAGGATATGTCTTGGTGGTTGTGGAGAGCAACTATCAATATATAATGATTCTGGTTTTTGCTCTAATTGCAATATTAGTAAAAAAGAAGTAGATAAAATGTTAAAACAATTAAAGGGAATTGTTGACTATGAACAAAACTGGTAAACCACAAAGAATATGCGCTATTGATGCTAGCACTAATAGTCTTGCTTTTGCAGTTTATGAAAACACAGACCTTAAAGAATTTGGAAAAATTAATTTTGAAGGTAATGACATATACAAAAAAGTTGGAGATGCAGCAGTAAAAACTAAGGCATATTTTAAAGATTTTATTAAAGCAGATGCAATAGTAATTGAACATACAGTTTTTATGAACAGTCCTAAAACTGCTGCTGACCTTGCTTTAGTACAGGGAGCACTATTAGGTGCTGCTGCAATGTGTGGCATTACAAATGTGGGAAGAGTATCGCCAATTACCTGGCAAAACTATCTTGGTAATAAAAAATTAACAAAAGAGGAACAACTGTTACTTAGATCAAGAAACCCTGGAAAATCAGATTCTTGGTATAAAACATATGAAAGACAGTTTAGAAAAGAAAGAACAATAAAATTAATTGAAATCAACTATGATAAAACTATTAACGATAATGACGTTGCTGACGCTTGTGGCATCGGTCACTGGGCTATTAATAATTGGGACAAGGCAGTAGGATATAATGAATAGAAATGGTTTTGTTTTTAAAGAAGAAAAAAATGAAATTTCTTTAATTGTAAAAACATTGTCTCCAGAAAAATGGTTATTAGTAGATCGTGAAACTGGACAAGTTTATCAGGGGAATCCTGGAGGATTTTGGGATAAACTTAAAACAATACAAAGGAGTAAAGAATAGTGCCAGAGTTAAATGCAAATATTCCACCAATTGAATGTTATGTTCGTGGTAATTTTTTGAGAGACCAAGAAGATAGTCATGATAAATATTTTCCATGTGTAATTTTCGGCGTATCAAGTATTAAAAGTAGAAGTCCATTGTTTCATTTTTTAATGGAAGACGGTGGTATCTGGTGGAGAATGCCAATTAATGCATTTTGTACAAAGCCAGGTGTTCCAGAAGAGCCAATCTACAATCTTGTGCTTTGGAATTCTTTTAGTCCGCACATAGCGGTTACAAAATTTGAAAACTTAAGCAATATGAGAATGTCATATATAGACAGAAATAAAAATAACGTTGGTGGAAAATATTTATTTACTTTAGATTGGCACAATCCAGAAAGCAATATCTTAGACGATGGGTATTCAGAAAACCCAGGCCAACATAAGTGCGGTCATGTTATTGAAAGAGATGATGGAAACTTTGCGGTACAGCCTAATAATCGTATTAGATTAAAAGAACCATCATTTGTAACTAAAAAAGATCTAGTAATACAAAGACTTATTAATACAAATAAATGGGATGTTGAAAGTTATGATAAGTGGGTTTTAGAAGACTCAAATGCATACGATTATGACATTTCTGAGTCGGAAGTTGACAAATAGTAGCATGGCTGCTAAACTATATACATCAGAGATTTTTATGCGTAAGCGCTATGTTATGGATAAGAAGACTCCTGAAGAAATTGCAAAGGAGTGTGGATGTACCGTGGAAACTGTTTATGTCTACCTTGCAAAATTTGGATTAAGAAAATCTAAACGATGAAACTTAAACCAGTATATGAAGATGTTCCAGATTTTAGTTGTCAAGACTTATATTTAAAATCAGTTGGTGCACCATCTGGCTCTAGCATATGGACAACATGTCACTCTATTGCACATATGCTTATTGAAAAAAATATTGCATATGGAGATTCTGCATTAGATCCTGTTAGGATTTTTAGCAAAGCGGATCCAGCAGAACAACTTAGAGTTAGAATTGATGATAAGTTAAGTAGACTAATGAAGGGAACCGAATATGTTGGAGACAATGATATTGACGACCTTATTGGATATTTAGTTTTGCTTAAAATAGCAAAGGAAAAAAATGTCAACTGAAAAAGATTTAGTAGATCACCTAGATCAAGTTAATACTGTTGTAACTGAATACTTAAAGGGCAATGACCCAACAGTTATTTCTAAAGAACTTGATATTCCACGCACCCGTGTTGTTCAATTAATTAATGAGTGGAAGGTAATGGCATCTGCAAATGATGCTATCCGTGCTCGTGCTAAAGAAGCACTCGTAGGCGCAGACACACATTATACAAAACTTATTACAAAAGCCTACGAAGTTATTGATGAATCAAGTTTAACAAGCAACTTAAGTGCAAAAACAGCAGGCATCAAACTTGTTATGGATATTGAATCTAAAAGAATTGACATGCTACAAAAGGCTGGTTTGCTTGAGAATAAAGAACTTGCAGAAGAAATGGTTGAAATTGAACGCAGGCAAGAAGTTCTTGTTGGAATACTTAGAGATATTGCATCATCCCATCCAGAAGTTCGTGATATTATTATGCATAGGCTTTCAGCAATTGCCAAAGAAGGCGAAGTGATTACAGTTGTCCACGATGTTCAATGATTTCTTTGAAGTTCTTAAAGAAAATCATTTTATTGAAAAACCAGTAGACGCTAAAACATTTGTTGAGTCTCCAGACTATTTAGGACAGCCACAATTGTCTTCAATTCAATATGACATTGTTGAGGCAATGAGTCAAATTTATCGTAAAGAAGACGTAGTAGAAATTTTAGGTGAGTCAGAAGGATCTGCTTATTTTTCAAAGTATACTAAAAATGAAATCATTCTTCAACTTGGCAAGGGTAGCGGTAAAGATTTTGTGTCAACAGTAGCATGTGCATATGTAGTATATAAACTTCTATGCCTTAAAGATCCAGCCTCATATTATGGTAAACCGTCTGGAGATGCTATAGATATTATTAACGTTGCTATTAACGCACAGCAGGCTAAGAACGTATTCTTTAAAGGTTTTAAAACTAAAATTGAAAAGTCACCTTGGTTTGCAGGAAAATATAATCCTAAAGCAGACTCAATTGAATTTGATAAAGCAATCACTGTTTATTCTGGACACTCTGAAAGAGAATCACATGAAGGTCTAAACTTGTTTATGGCAGTTCTTGATGAAATTTCTGGTTTTGCATCTGAAGTTGGAACAGGCAACGAACAAGGTAAGACTGCAGAAAATATTTATAAAGCGTTTCGTGGTACTGTAGATTCTCGTTTTCCTGATCTTGGTAAGGTAGTTCTTCTTTCGTTCCCACGTTATCAAGGAGACTACATTTCGCAAAGATATGATTCTGTTATTGCAGACAAAGAAACTATAGAACGTAGACATAAGTTTATTATTAATGAAGAGTTGCCAGAAGGACCAGACAATGAGTTTGAAATTACTTGGGAAGAAGATCATATTCTTTCATATAAAATTCCAAAGGTGTTAGCACTTAAGCGTCCAACATGGGAAGTAAATCCAACACGTAAAATTGATGACTTTAAGATTGCGTTTTTAACAGATCTTGGAGATGCAATGATGCGTTTTCTATGTACGCCAACATACTCATCAGATGCATTTTTTAAACAAAAAGATAAGTTAATAAAATGTATGACGCTAGCAAACCCTGTTGATAGTTTTAGAAGATTCTCAGAAAACTTTAAGCCAGACCCAGACAAAGTTTATTACATACATGCTGACCTTGCACAAAAACACGATAAGTGTGCTGTAGCAATTGCACACGTAGATAAGTGGGTAAATATTCAAGTAATTAAAGATTATGAACAGGTAGCCCCAATCGTAATAGTAGATGCAGTTGCGTGGTGGGAACCAAAATCAGAAGGTCCAGTAAACCTATCTGAGGTAAAGCAATGGATTATTAATCTACGCAGACAAGGTTTTAATATTGGCATTGTGTCTTTTGACCGCTGGCAATCATTTGATATTCAAAATGAATTAAAAGCAGTAGGAATAAGAACTGATACTGTTTCTGTTGCT